AGATATAATCGAAGCTGCAAAACCTATCTGCCATAAGTACGGCTATGCTTTAATGTTAAGCGATGAAGTAATAGAAGTAGGCGGTAGAGTTTATGTAAAAGCTACTGCTTGTCTAAGTAACGGAGAGGATAACATTACTTGCACGGGTCTTGCTCGTGAAGAGGAGAACAAAAAAGGAATGGATGCTTCGCAGATTACCGGAGCAGCAAGTAGTTATGCCAGGAAGTATGCCCTTAATGGATTGTTTGCAATAGATGATACTAAAGATGCAGACGCTACTAATGAGCATAAAGACGAAGTAAGCGAAGGACAAAAAGCATTTTTGATTGAGCAGTTAGATAAGACAAAGTTTACCGAAGACCAAAAAGTAAAGGCTGCCCTGAAAATCAATGCCATAAAGACTTTAGACGAATTTAACAAAATTAAAGAAACAATTAAAAAGAGTTAATGAAAGAATTGCTACCATTTGAAAGGCAAATATTGTTAGCTGAAGTATACCACTACGCTTGGTATAACGAAGAGGCATACAAAGACCTTTTATTATTCATAGAAAAATATCAAAACCTTTTAGACAAACCTGTATTTTTAACCCAAATCAATAACAATGACACAACAACAACAAATCTTGAACCACTTGCTTTCGGGCAAAACATTGACACCAATTCAGGCTTTAACGAAGTACAATAGCCTTCGACTTGCAGCCGTAGTATTTGAATTAAAACGCAAAGGCTACAAAGTACAAACGGAATTAATTAACGTTGGTACGAAAAAACAAAGTAAATTAGTAGCTCAATATTCAATTAAAAACAAATAAAATGACAGAAAAAAAATGGAGTGCAGGTGCTTGGAAAAAGACAACCGCTAAAGGAGAAGTAATTAATTTTACAATTAATGATGTTAAGTATTCAATGTGGGTAAACGCTTACAAGACCGAGGATAAGCAACCCGATTACAAGATTTATGTAAATGATTTTAAACCTAAAGAAGATACGGAAGGATTGCCGTTTTAATTATGCTGAATAAGAAAAAGGATATATCAATTAGACAGTTAAAGGAGTTATACTTTGCGCAACGTAACACCCATTTGCAGCTACACGAAATGATGCAGCAGTTAGGGTTGTTAGGCATAGAAGATAACGAGCCTTTAGGGTTAGACATTGGCGCAAGGACTATTGTTAAATTGGTAGACGAGGAGTTTGAGTGCGATGTATTAATTAAGGATAGATCATTAAAAACAACGTTTGGTCGCAAGGCTGCTGCTTATTTACTCAGAAGGTACACCAAATTGAGCCTGAAGGAGATAAGCCAATACACAGGAACAAGCGACCATACGACTGCTATCCATAACATAAAACAAGCGAACAACCTAATAGAAACTGAGGACTGGTTTAAAACGAAGCTAAAAAAACTTTGCTTAAAATTAGAACTTAAAGAAATTTAGTGTATATTCGCAGCATAAATAAAAAATACATTAGCGGAAGTCGAGCCGATAATGTGTTTAGTGGTTAAATAATAGCCCCTGATAGCTCGACTCTATTGGGGGCTTCTTTTTTTTATGGCAAAAGACCCTGCATTCCTATTTTATAGCAGCGACTTCCTAAATGGAGTAGCTGACTTAACAATGGAAGAGAGAGGACAATTTATTACTCTCTTATGTTTACAACACCAAAAAGGTACACTTACAGACAAAACCATTAGGTTATCTTTAGGTTCGGTTTCGGTTGATGTTTTGAGCAAGTTTTCAAAAGACAAAGACGGAAATTTTTTCAATGAACGCCTAAGCGAAGAGATTGAAAAACGTATTCAATTTACTGAAAGCCGCAGAAACAATGGCTCTAAGGGTGGTAGACCTAAAAATAACACAAAACCATTAGGTTTAGCTAAACATAACCTTATGGAAGATGTAAATGAAAATGAAAATGAAGATATAATTATAAATAAAAGTAAGTGTACTTTTGAAGAAGTTTATGAATATATGGCTTTTAGGATTGGAACAGAAGTAGCAAAGATTGAAGCCGAAAAGTTTGTAAATTACTATACAAGCAATGGGTGGAAAGTAGGTAAAAACCCTATGAAAAGTTGGACACACGCAGTAAATAATTGGATAACAAACGCTAAACAATATGCAAAAGGAACTACAAACAATAAGCCAAAACTTAATAAGCACGAACTCGACAACCTTGCCAATTACAACTATATCCACTCTACTTCCTATGGAGCAGGAGATTATGCAAAGCTTTTCGGGGGAGAGGGTTCGCAATCTGAACTCTACCATATTTAAACAAAACCTTGTTTATTTAATGCAGCTTGTAGGAATTAACAATCCTGGAGAAGTTAAGTTAGCAATCTTAGAGGATTGGATAAGAAACGAGTATGGAGGCTTTACAATAAATGAAGTTAAAGTAGCGTTTAAGCAAATGGTAGCTAATGACTTTATAGACCACTACCAGAACTTTAGTCCTGCATACTTTAGTCAAGTTATGGATAGGTACAAGAAAAAAGCAAACGAAGTAAGAAAAATGATGCCACAAGAACGAGTTGAAGCAATACCGCACTTAACCGATTTAGAGATAATCGATTACTCTTACCAAGAATATAAGCTTTTGGAAAATAGAACTTTTGATAGGTTGTTTAACCCATTAAGTGTATTTACAAAGCTTAATAGTTCAGGCATTAAGAAGTGGACAAAAGAAGATGGAGCGGTTGCTAAAAAGAAACTTATGGAGATTATTACCTACAAAGCTAATAAAATGGACATAATAAGCGCAAAGCAGTACCGAGACGAATGGACTGAACAATGGCTTAAGAACCAAGCAAGAGCCGTAGCCGTAGCTTTATTTTTTGATTTGCAAATTGCTAATAATAAAACTTCATTCAAATGAGACACGGAAGTTTATTTAGCGGAATAGGTGGCTTTGATCTAGCAGCAGAATGGTGCGGTTGGGAAAACGTATTTCACTGCGAATGGAACACCTTTGGACAAAAAGTATTAAAACATCACTTCCCAAATTCAATAAGTTACAATGACATCACAAAAACAGATTTCACTATTCACAGAGGAACTATCGACATCATTAGTGGAGGCTTCCCTTGCCAACCCTACTCAAATGCAGGAAAGCGACTTGGCAAAGAAGATGAGAGACACCTCTGGCCAGAGATGCTTAGAGCAATTAGGGAAATTCAGCCGAGTTGGGTTGTGGGCGAGAACGTTCGCGGACTTACTAATTGGAACGGGGGATTGGTATTCGACGAGGTGCAAACTGAGTTGGAAGCTGAAGGCTACGAAGTCCTCGCGTTTTTACTTCCAGCTTGTTCCGTTAACGCACCACACCGAAGAGACCGAATATGGTTCGTGGCTTTTAAAGACACCAACAACAATGGACGGGGAAGTAAGCAGTGGCAAGAAGAAACCAATAAGCGGAAATTCAGGAACTCTTGCTCAGGAAATAATGAGCTCGTACAAACCGACAATGAAAAAGTTGGGACTATTACCTACTCCGACAACTATGGATCAAACAAATGCAACAGCAACAATGAAGTCAACACAAGTCAAGGAAGGGTCTATGAGGTCAGTAACACTATCGAGAGCATTAGTAATGGGTTTAATACCAACACCACTTGCATCGGATTGCGGAGAGAAAGTAACAGGATTGGAAACACAGGACTCACTTTCAAAAAGAGTAAGAGAAATAACTGGCAAACCTTCCCAACTCAATCCGCTATTTGTAGAGGAAATGATGGGTTTCCCGGAGAACTGGACAACATTACCTTTTCTAAATGGAGAAAAGAAAGCATCAAAGCCTACGGAAACGCAATAGTTCCACAGGTTGCTTATCAGATATTTAAAAGTATTTGTCAATATCAAGAACTTTAGTATATTTTTGCTTTATGACCGCAAACGAATTAACCAAAGAAGCTATTAAGACCCTAAACAAAAATGGGTGCTTTGTATGGCGTAATAACAACCTTGCGGTTAGGGGGCGAACCTTCATAGGTTTAAAAGGAGTTCCAGATGTAGTAGGCTTTCACACACAAACAGGAGTAGCGGTATACTGCGAAACAAAAGCCATAGGCGATAAACTTAGCAGCTATCAAATAGCATTCTTAAACTTAGCAAAAACGGCAAATTGTTTTTGTTACATAGCAACCGAAGAGAACGGCAAACTAACCTTAAACGAGTATGAACAAGAATAGCATCATATTAGAACTTTGGGAAAGCCGAGAACTAAAGGAAGCAATAGATAAAATGCAGCCTGAAGATTTACGAGAAGATTTAAGAAGCGAACTATTTAAGGTGCTATGCGAAATGGACGAGGAACGTTTAATTGATATGCGCACCCGTAACGTATTAAAGTTCTACTTAGTTAGAACTATGATTAATATGATGCAAAGTAATACAAGCCAATTTTATAGAACATACAGAAAACCTTTAGAGGTTGAATTAATAGTACATGATAGAGACGAAGAATTGCTTGACAAAGTAGAAGATGAGTTATCAAAGATGCATTGGTACAAAGCGGAACTTTTAAGAGTGTATGCTATTAAGCACAACTGCAATGCTAAAGAATTAAGCAGGGTTACAGGTATACCTTATATGTCAATCCATAGGGAACTAAAACTAACTAAACGAGAACTTAAAAAACAATTACGCAAATGATAATTATAGCAGCAATATGCTTTGCAATATTCTTTGTAGAAATACACCAATTCCATAGGAAGTGGAAATTAGATTTTAAGCCTTTTAGTTGCACGAGTTGTTTAGCAGCTTGGAGCGGTTTGGCTTTATATTTACTTCCTACAATATGTACCGATGTAATTGCGTTTGTATTCATACCAGGAGTAGCAGCACCTTTACTTTCAAAACTAATGTGGAACTTATGGAAATAGATCACAGAAATTATTTAGACCTACATAGACCTAATTACGAAATGGTGCAGAACGGCTATGTAAGGAATATAGATTTGGACATCTTAAAAATGTACGAGCATATATATCGCAAGTATATGAACCCAGATTTCATATTAACAGTATGGTGTAGCCATTGTATTTTTGATATGATTAAAAGGCTTTACGAATGGTACGATTTACAACCACAACCAAAGAAACGCAATGCAAAGAGTAATTAATTTTAGCGGTGGCAAAACTTCTGCTTATATGACTATCCAAGAATATAAGCCAGGAGACATAGTATTGTTCTGCGATACTATGAGGGAACACCCTAAAACCTATAAATTTATTAATGACTTTGAAGCATTTGAAAACATACCTGTAACAAGAATAAGTTACGAAGGTGGCTTTACCGGAATGTTAAAAAAGCATAAAGCCTTACCTAATCAGTTTAAAAGGTTCTGCACAATAGAACTAAAGATTAAAACGGCAAAAAGATATTTGAGAAGCATAGGAATAAGAGAATTTGAAAACCTGGTAGGCTTTAGATATGACGAACCAATGCGAGTTAGCCGACGCGCCCAAAGATTTAAGAAGGTACACGATAAGTTTCCTTTGTTTGAAAGCAAGGTTACAAAGCAAATAGTAAATGAGTATTGGAGCAAAAAACCTTACACTTTGGAAATACCTTCTATATTAGGTAACTGTACTTTGTGTTTTATGAAAGGTAAAAACGCTATCTTAGCAATATTAAGGGAGTTCCCAGAACTTGCAGACGAATGGATCAATGACGAAAATAATAGCAAATACACTTACTTTAATGGTGTAACAATAGAAACGCTTAAAAGTATATCACAAAATAATTTGTTTAAGGAATTTGATTTAGATAACATAAACCCTGCGTATGACTGCGCTTGTACTACTTAACTATGGCAAACTTTATACACCCTACCGCAATCATTGGCGATAACGTAATTATCGGAGACGGAAACTACATTGGTGCTTATTGTATTATTGGCGACAAAGCCGAACATAAAAAGTTCTGGCAAAAAGAAAAAGGCAAAGTTTATATAGGCGATAACAATGTTATTACAGGACTTGTAACAATAGATGCAGGAACAGAGATTGATACCTTTATTGGTAATAATTGTTTCATAATGAAACACGCACACATAGGACACGATTGCACAATTTTAGATAATGTTACTATAAGCTGCGGAGCAAAAATAGGTGGGCATTCAATTATTGATAAAGGTGCTAACATAGGACTAAACGCAGTTTTACATCAGTTTGCAAACGTAGGAGAAAATTGTATGATTGGTGCAAGTGCCTTTGTAAAAGGAGATGCAAAACCAAATACTAAATATGCAGGAGTTCCTGCACGAGAAATCGGCTCAAACATAAGATAATGAATGCAATAATCTACTTAAACTATAAAGACAGGAACATCAATACATTGTTTGAGAATATCAAGAATGCAGGTAAGCATATTGATATAGTAACTATAATTAATGAAGAAGGTATAGCATTTGCAACTAATAAAGGCTTAAGGAATTTAAACTTTGATAATATAGATTATGTAACTATTATGGGTAATGATATATTAGAACCTGATAATTGGTTGCAAATAAGAAATGACTTTTTACAAGACAAAACTATTGGTATTTGTTCTATTCCTTTACATAGTACAGGTAATGACACGTCTGATTTAATTGGCAACCTTACTATAACAAAAGAAACTATAAATAAAGTTGGCGCATTTAATCAAGAACTTGACCCATACGGAGCAATAGATTTAGATTATTGTACAAGATGCAGGGCAGCAGGTTTGCATACGAAATACATTAAAGAATATACCGCAAATCATATTGAGCAAAATAGCATTGATGCTTATGGTTACAATAAAAATGAATTAGTACAAAAGACCTGGAGTTTGCATAGTAATAATGTATCTGGTTATACAAATGGAAATAAAACTTATTATATAAACTTATGAAAATACTTTGTATAACTTCTGCCAACTCTGGTGTCGGCTATCATAGAATTATGATGCCAATAGTTAATATGGAAAAAGAGTACGCACTTATTACCGATGTACTTAATGACGAACTATTAGAGCAAGGTTGGGATATTGTGTTAATGAATAGAATGCTTAACGAGATAGATGCAAAGCAAATGGACACTTGGCGCACTAAGTATGGGTTTAAGTTGGTAGTAGATAATGACGATTACTGGGAACTTAGCGAAACGCATCTATTGTATTACCGATACAAGTACAATAACATAGGCAAACAGATTACCGATTACTTAGAGATTGCAGACCTTTGCACTTGCACACACGAAAGGTTAGCAAGTGAGATAACTAAATACAATAAGAACGTTCACATCTTACCAAACGCATTACCTTATGGGCAAGAGCAGTTCCAGGATAACAAGACCGAAGATTACAAGGTTAGGTTGTTTTGGAGCGGTAGCGGAACGCACGAAAGAGATTTAGAAATACTTAGGCAGCCGTTCAAAAGGCTACAAGGTATGAATATAAGAACTGTTATTGCAGGTTACAATGACGGGGAGAAACCTATATGGGATAAAATGATAGATGCTTTTACTTGCGGACTAAAGCTTAACCCTACTATATATAACTATGCAAAGGTTACGGAATATATGGGTGCTTACACTGATAGCGATATTTCAGTTATCCCATTGGTAGATAACAAGTTTAACGCTATGAAGTCCAACCTTAAGGTATTAGAAACGGCTGCAAAAAAGAACCCTGCCATAGTTAGCCATGTCAATCCTTATTTAGATATGCCAGTGCATTATGTTAAAAGCCAGAAGGATTGGTACAAACATATTAAAGATTTGGTAAGCGATGGGGATATGCGAAAGGAAAGCGGACAAAAGTTATTTGAGTTCTGCCAAAAGAAGTATAACTTTGATGAGATAAATTTAGACCGAAAGTATATTTATACAAAACTAATAGATGCCAATATATAAATGCAGTTCAGGAAAATGGAGAATAGGTAACGGAGGTTGTGTTTACAATACCGAAGAAAAAGCTATGCAAGTTTGGAAAGCTATTCTTGCATATGGCAAGTTTGCGGATAGCTATACCGACTATCCTGAGTCAGCTACTAACAATGCAAAGAGGGCAATAGAATGGGCTGAGAAAAATGGTTGGGGTTCTTGCGGAGAAGCAACTGGTAAGGCAAGGGCAAGGCAGTTGGCAAATCGTGAGCCGATTAGTAGAGATACTATTGCTCGTATGGCTTCCTTTAAAAGACACCAACAACACAAAGATGTACCTTATAGCGAAGGTTGTGGTGGGTTAATGTGGGACGCATGGGGTGGGACATCAGGTGTTGAATGGGCGATTAACAAACTAAAAGAAATAGATCAAAAATAATTTGCATACTTAAATTTTTATTATTAACTAACGGAAAATTTAATGGGGAAAGTATGCAGAAACACACACAAATTTATTTGCAGGGAATGGGGTATAAAAAAACGGACTTCATTCCTTGCGAAGTGTGTGGCTCACAAGCGGTAGACATACATCATATTGAGGCGAGGGGAATGGGTGGCAGCAAAGACAAAGACACGATTGAAAACCTAATGGGATTGTGTAGGAAGTGCCACATAGAATACGGAGACAAAAAACAATATAAAGAGTTCCTAAAAGACATACACGCAAAGAATTATGGCAAAGATTAAAGAGAACAATAACAAAGTTAGCTTTGGCAAACGCAAAAGAGGCTCTGCAAAGAAGTCCTTTAATAAGCACACTCCAAGAGAAAAAGCATACAGAGGTCAAGGACGATGAGAAAGTTAAACGCTATATGGCTTCTCCTAACCCACAAAGCTTACTTCCTTGCGGTATGTAAGACGGGTAAAAACGGAGACGATATGACCACGATAGGACACTACACCTACGCAATGGCAGAAACTTTAATCAATAAGCATATAGCAGACGTAGATACTTACTTAGATCAAGAAGATGCAATCGACGAAGCAAACGACATAATTAATGGAATACTATGATATTATTATCAAGCCAAGTAGAGAGCATAGCCTCACGCAAAGACAAAACAATCAAACTAACTTTAGCAACCCAGGAACTAAGTCCTAAAGATGCTGCGGATATATTCCAACTTAACCAACAGTTCTGCTACTTGGCAATTAAAGAAGAGCCTTTTAGTAAAGAAGAGCAAGACATTGTAGAAAACCTTAAAGCAGACCCTGACACGTTTAAAACACCAAGTCAAAGATTAAGGGGCATCTTATACAGAACATACGAACAAGATAACGAAGGGTACAAAGATTTTAATACATATTACCTTTCCGTAATGGATAGGATATGCCAACACTATAAAAACAAGATAGATGGGTAGGTTTAAACTTATAGAGACACCAGAATTAATGCTTCAATACTTTAACGAGTATGCAGAATATTGCAAAAGCAATCCTATTAAAGTACACGATTTTGTAGGCAAAGACGGAGACGAAGTTTATAGGTTAAGGGAGCGACCTTTGACAATAGAAGGCTTTGAGAATTTTTGTGCAGACAAAGGAATTATAGGAGATTTAAGCCACTATTTTGCTAATACAAATAATGCTTACGCAGATTTTTTAACCATCTGTTCGCATATTAGGAGAAAAATAAGGCAAGACCAAATCGAAGGGGGAATGGCAGGGGTTTACAATCCAAGCATTACTCAGCGATTAAATAGCTTAGTAGAGAAGTCAGAGAACAAACACGAAGTAAGTGAGATTAAAATAACTTACGATAAGTAATGCAAACAATAGGTCTAAGCTTACATAAACCACACCCTGCACAAAAGCAAGTAATCGACTGCGAAAGTAGATTTATTGTAATGATGGCAGGGAGAAGATTTGGCAAGTCCTTGATTAGCCAAACGATAAGCATAGATACCGCAGTTAATAAAAAGCGTGTAGCTTACATTACCCCTACTTACCAATTAGGAAAGATATTTTTTAAGGAAATAGTTGATCTATTACCATTGGAGATATACTCTAAGAATGAAAGCGACCTGGTTATTACTTTCATAACGGGCGGTTCAATTCGTTTCTTTACGGGCGAAAGGTTGGACAATCTTAGAGGGTTAAAGTTTCATTTGGCAGTAATAGACGAGGCTTCCTTTATACCTAACCTTGAAGATGGGTGGCTTAACTCGATAAGACCTACCTTAACTGACTACAAGGGTAAAGCTATATTTTTAAGCACCCCCAAAGGTAAAAACTACTTCTTTAGTTTATTTAGCAAAGCCGAACCCGATTGGCAAAGCTTTAAATTTACTACATACGATAACCCATACATAGACCCGAACGAAATAGACGATGCAAGAAAGCAACTCCCAGAGGTTGTATTTGAGCAAGAGTATATGGCAAACCCGGCTGAGAACGCAGCTAACCCTTTCGGCAGCCAACACATTCGCAAATGTATACACCCAGTAACAACAATGCCGGTAGTAGCTTATGGGATTGATCTGGCGAAGTCAGTCGATTGGACAGTTATCGTAGGCTTAGACGAAGACGGGAATGTGGCTTATTTTGACCGATTTCAAATGGATTGGCACAATACCAAGCAAACTATCCTTAGGCTGCCTAAATGCCCTATCCTTGTCGATAGTACAGGGGTTGGCGACCCTATCCTTGAGGACTTACAAAGAGAAGGGGTAATGATACAAGGCTTAAAGTTTACAAGTTCAAGTAAGCAGCAGCTTATGGAAGGCTTACAAGCTGCAATACATCAAGGTAAGATAGGCTACCCTGAGGGAATAATAAGCCAGGAGTTAGAAGTATTTGAATATATGTACACGGCAACGGGGGTAAAGTACTCAGCACCTTCAGGCTTCCACGATGATGCCGTAATGGCTTTGGCTTTGGCTTGGCAGAACTTCAGCCTTAAACGTGGCACGGGTAGGTATGCCTTCCTTTAATTACCGCTTATCCTTGATATTTACCGCTCATCACAATTTTAAAAAAAAGTTTACCCATTTGATTGTTGAATGTTAAAAGGTTGTAGATTTACATACCAATTAACCATAAACACATTTTTATGAAAAACTTAATTTACAAATCTTCTTATTTATCAAAGCTTAATTCAAATAACCAAAGACATTGGGTTATAGATTATTACAATGGTAGATTTACTATGAGTGTGCCATTTTATATGATGCCATTTAGTATTAAAAAAGAAATGGTAAAACAAGGCTTTAATGCAAATAGAAACAAATAACATAAGCAGGGGTGCGACTGAATAACGCACAATTCAACTACCTAAACTAAACACAATGAAAAAAGAAACCGCACAACTTTTAGCCGTATTTTTAGTAGCTTGTTACCTTATAGGGCAACTTCAAGACATCTACTCAAAATGATTTACGCTATATGCCTTCTGCTAATTGCAACAGGTTTTGTAATGGCAGCATTAACTGACTACACAATTAAAAACTATGACCCAAAGCACAAAAGATTACATAGACAAATATTACGCAAGTGAGCCAATTAGTATAATGATGTCTAACATTGATGCGACTTACTTAGAGATACTTACATACTGCAACGAGAAGGGTTACGAGCCTTCTAAACGCAGAATGAGAAGTCCAGAACAAAAGTCAAAAGTTGGCTTTTTTGACATAGATAATTACAAACCCGAAACAATATAACAATGGAACTACAACAAATCTTTGAAACAACAAAAGAACAACGCATCGAGTTTACGCATCAATTAATTGAACGCTTAAACGCAGGGGAACTTGACCCGTTAAAAACACATATTCAGGTAAAAGCCTTAGAGGATATGCTCGAAACACTAAAAGCAAACAAGGACTACAAAGATGCGGTATTACAAGCAGCCGTGCTTAATGGCAAGGACTTTGAGTATATGAGTGCTAAGTTTAACATTAGAGAAGTAGGCGTTAAGTATGACTTTAGCAAATGTGAAAGTCCTGCTTACGAGGAGATTATGAACGAGTACAATAGCGCAGCTAAAGCCAAAAAGGATATGGAAGAGTTCCTAAAAAAAGTTCCGCATCAAGGGTTAGACATTATTAACGGAGTTACTGGCGAGGTTACAAGAGTTTACCCACCTTCTAAAATTAGCACAACAAGTGTAGCCGTATCATTAAAGTAATAAAAATATTGTACTTCTTTGCAATTTGCTTACCTTTGGCAGCGTTATGCTACATAGGTGGGCATCTTGCTTATGAGATAATGTTAAAACTAAGAAAATGACCTGGAACGAATTAACAGTATGGCAGTACCAACAGATTTATCCGATAGTTACTAAGCCTGAGAAGGATTGGACTACCTTAGACGTTGAAAGTAAGTTAGTAGGTATTTTACATAACCTTACAGACACGCAAGTGGATAGCTTAAGCGTAGGCGAGTTTAACAAATTAAAGGTAACCTTAAACTTTTTAGACGATAAGATAGAAGGTAAGCCGGTTAAGTACACCGAAGTAAATGGCAAACGCTATAAGTTTATTTATGATGTGCAGCAGATCAAAGCAGCCAGATACATCGAGACAAAAGTATTCAGCACCGATTTAGTAGGTAACCTACACAAGTTAGCAGCCTCAATGGTTATGCCTCAACGCAAAACTTGGTGGGGCAAATGGGTAGATGATAAGTACGATGCTTCCAAGCATAGCGACTATGCAGAGGACTTACAAGGGGCAAATTTTATGCACGTTTACCAATCCATTGTTTTTTTTTATCAAGTATACAGAAATTGGATAGAAGTTTCTCAGGCTTATTTGGTCAAGGAAATGACGAACAAGGGAATGAGTTTGGAACAAGCGAAAGAGGTGGTTCAAATTTTATGCAGCACTTTGGATGGCAGTATTGCGCCAAATCTGTTGCCGACCACGAAAATATCACAGTTGACCAAAGCTATGAGCTAACAACCATACAATTCTTAAATACCCTATCCTATCTAAAGGCTAAAGCCGATTACGATAAGGAGCAACATAGAAAACTTAAGTAGCCCTGCCATTTTTGGTGGGGTTAGTTATTTTTATACCTTCCTTATATTTATTAGCGTGAGTATATCGAAAGCACAAATACAAGCGTTAAGGGATAGCTTTATACAAAGCTTAGGCGGTAGCTTTGACAAAGTAAAAGATGGCGATTTACCAATATTAGAGGAAACACTTGCTTTGTATGGTAAAGCCTTTAACGATAAGATTACTGAAATACTTGACAAGGAAAACATTACGAGTTCTGGAAGATTGGCAGAACCGGCTTTGCCTATCATTACAAAGTTTGGCACGGGTTACATTTTAAGCCTCGGTTATGAACCAGGAAGCGAAGCATCTAAATACTATGACTTTGTAAACAAAGGGGTAAAAGGTACAAAGAACGAGAAAGCAGACAATAAAACACCTTACGCTTTTAAGGGCAATAAAAAAGCCGTTCCGGTAAGTTCAATAGAAAAATGGCTTGGATATAACAAGTTAAAATCGGTATCGGTTAAAAAGTATACAAAGCTTGGAACTGAAGCAAAGGCAATAGACGGCAAGAAATCCTTAGCCTTTTTAATTGCTCGTAGCATACATAGGAAAGGTTTAAAATCTACACGCTACTTTGATAGAGCAGTAGCGCAAATATTTAATAAGCAATTTATTGAAAACATAGCAGTCGCAATAGGTGGCGATGTGCAAATACAAATAAGACA